CGGTTCCAGTCTGTCTTATTCATATTAAGTATTTGACCGCCCCGCCTTTGCCAGTCGTCCATTTCATCAGCGTCTACGCGGTTGGCTACGTTAGTGACTGCATTAACCATGGTTGCCCTACTTACTGGGTTTCCGGCGTATCCTTCTTGTCCTATCGTTGCCATTAATCCGTCCAGTACTGACGCTGTTTCTTTTTTAGTTAGGTTAATAACTTTTCCAAGATTATCGACTGCATTATTAACGCTTCCCTCAATAACGTCTTGACCGGCTGTTTTCATTTTATCAATAACTTCATCAAAAGATTCTCTGGAAGTATAACCGGCTACTAGGTCCCTGACTTTTAATTCTAATGCTTTATTATCAGCGTCTTTTGCTTCACTACTTAGCATTTTCCATGTCTCACCGTCCGCCTGTGAACTGGTAATATGAGACTGCCTGTGGCGGTTTTCAGTTTGCATTCCATTAAGACAAGCTAAGGTCCAGTACATCTGGTAAACTTGTACGCTTCCCGCGCCTACTTCACTATTTGATAAACCAATTCCGGAAGCCATTAAATCACCTTTATTAGCGCCTTCACCAGTTATGACTTCTGATTTTAATCGCAAGTATAATCTTTTGTCAGTTACATCCGCATTAACTACTTTCCATTGCGCTTCGGATTCCATCAGCTGTGGAATAGCTGAATTAAGTAAGTTTGTATTATCAAAAGTTTTAAACTTATCTGATAAAACAGCTCTAGCAATTCCATGCGTGTCAGTATCCATAAAAGTTCGAATCATAGTATTTTTAGGTTCTTTTTGCCAGATAGCATTTATAACACTATCAAACTGGGTTGGGTATCCCTGTTGCAAGCGTTGCATAGTTCTGGAATCAATGCCGGCTCTTTGTCCTATTTGTGACAAGGCTACTTCATTAGCGTTGTACATATAGGTAGGCTCGCCGTCTTCACGTTCTACAACGATACGACTAAATTTAGCCTGATCGCTATCGTCCGCAGGGCTTCCATCTTTGTTTAAAGTTTGTATTTGTAAAGCATTAGTTGGAGCTATAAAATCTTTACTGCGCTCCGCCTGATCTTTTACTTTTTGCATTAGGTCTAATAATTGACCGTTAGAATTTTCAATAGTATGTGTCATTCTTTTCTCCATATTAAAATTAATGATGCCCTATTATAAGATATTATGCGAGTAATATCAATATAGAAATTTCTATTTGTGGAATTAGTGTTTTCTTCCGTATTGTTTTTTATGTTCTATGATTACATTTTCTGTATCAAATCTATAGCATAGTCTACATTCATTGCATTTTTGCCCGGTGCAATTAACATACTTATTATAACTAGCTGATACATTGTTAAAAACTTTATGAAAAGGTCTAGGTGGCTTAAACATAACTTTATCAATAATTGGATTAGAATAAACCAAAATTAAATTATCAGGTATTTCATTTGTTTTAAAATACTTGCGGATAATATCTGTGCGCTTAGACCATAGAGCAAAAGTAATATGTGGAAAATGTTTTACCATAGATACAAAGTTATGAAGGTGAGTTTGATTAATTAACTCACCATGCCCGTGTAGTCTGGCAATATCATTTCTAAAACGTAAATAACTAAAATCCTCATGTATCATAGTTGATAAGGCTACGCTGTTATTTTCAAAGTTTTCAACGCAATTAGTTCTAAAAGTTTCTAACATTTCTACAGAATAACATTCTTTACATATTTTATTTTTAACAGGTGATTTATGTTCTTTTTTGCAAAATTCATTGGATAAAGTATTTGAATTGATAGCGTCCAATCCTAACAATTTTCCTGACATTTTAGATTTTTTAATTAGCATTCTTTTCTCCTATAAGATTTATCGCATATAATATCACAAATAAAAAAAGCCGTCAATCTGGACGGCTTTTAATAAATATATAATATTTTAAATCACTCATCTTCACACTCACATAAGTAACCATCTTCATCTTCGCATTCTACAAGATACATTTCTACATCATGTTTTTTTCCATCACTAAAAGTAATAGTTGCAAACTTAGAGTTATCTTGATGCTGTTGTTTTTCCAAAAGTAAATCTGAGAAACCATATCTGTAAAATATCTTTTTTTTACTCATCATCAGCCCTCCTTGTTACATTGATTATAATGATGTCTTTATTGTCATCTTTTGGAAGGCAAGCTGATAAAGCTATTAAATCACCAATATTAGCATATTGTTTTATTCCTTTTATAGAAACACGCCTATCACCACGATTAATGGTTTTATAAAATCTAACAACCGATTCTTGATTAGTATCGTCAAAACGTGCAAGCACTTCATACTTATCGCCGTTTTTCATTTTATCAAAATCAATGCCGAAGTTTAACGCCAAATCTCTAACTGATTTATTTGCGTCTATTATTGATTTATCCAACATAGTCTTCGAGAGCCTAATTTGTGCAAAGCCCATAGCCCACATTGGTAATGTTTTTAAAAATACTGATTCTTTCTCTGTGATTAACATTATTTTCTCCTTCTACGTTTCATACTTTCTATTTGTTTTTTTCTTATTTGTCCTTCCGGATCAGTTGTTCCATAAAAAATTAAATAAATAAGTTTTTCTATTAAAAACATAAGTCTCCTTTTTAATTAACAAGTGTTCTAATATGGTATCAGATTATATGGGACATATCAAGTCAAAAAGTTTTACCCAATCAACTTTGTATTCAAAGTATAACCTTGGTTTACTTTTTAAACCTTGTTTATTTAAAATTAAAACATCTTCTGCGTGGTACAGATAGACAGAGGACATTTTATTGCGTGGTTTTTGTTGTCGTATTAAAACCCAAGAACTGGATTTTTTATGTAAAGTTAGCCAAGATATTTGATGGGCGGACAGCCGGACAGCATTAGAGCCTGTAACTTTTAATTCTAAGAAATGAAATAATCCTTTTTCATCACAAACAAGTAAGTCTGGTACACCTGGAGATACCCAAGTTTCTACCCTAGTTAAGTGTAACTTTCTTTTTAGATTTTTCAGATTTGATTTTAACGTCTGAAAGAATTGACTTTCTAGGTTTTTTGGAGAGCTGTTTTGGTTTTTCTTCTTTTGGGGTAACATTGATGATGGAAGTTCCATAAGTATCTCTTATTTTTTCTAATTCTTTTTCGACTTCTTCTCTGCTCATCGAATCAATAGAACCATGTCTAATTTCCGATTTGTTCACATAAATGTTTCCTTGCGCCAATCCTCGTGCTTTCTCTGCCTGAACGGCGGCCGAATAAGCTCCGGCTTCTAAAGCTTGGTCACGAATCCTTTGTAAGTCTCTTATATGTCTTCCATAAGAAACACCATACTTTTCATCTATCTCTGCTTTATATTTATTCATAAAAGCAACAACATGAGGATTTAAATCTGGGTTTGTAAGCTCGTAAGCTTTAACATGGGCACTACCTTTTGAGTATCCGGCTTTAATTGCACACTCTCTTTTAGTCAAAAAACCATCATTTGTTACAAATTCTTTAACAAAACGCTCTTGTTTTCGCGTTAATTGTGTATTTTCGTTCTTTCTTGGTCTAGCCATATTTTTATAATCTCAACTTCTATGATTGTTACTGTGCCTATGTTTGTATTACTTTCATAAAAGAAAAACCATGTCAAGAAGTGTTACACGTTTACACCACTGAAAAACAAATATGTAACAAATTTTTCCTGATTAATGATTTAAATACAATGAGATAACTAAAATGTTACATAAGTATACGCCATTTCCTGAAAAATAAAAAATTTTTTTTTAATTTTAGAACATAGTGTATACTGTATACTTATGTAACAAAAAACCCCCGCCAGTAGCGAGGGTTTTTCTGTTATCAATTGTTGTGTTGTTAACACAGAGAAAAGAATCTTCTCATATTATAGCATTTTTTATTTTTCTGTGTCAACTTTTTTATTCATAAAAGCACCAGAGTAAATTTGTTTACCCAATTGTTCTTCTGGGTCTTCGTCCTCTGGCTTTACTTCATAAACTTCTTCAGCGCCGTATTCGTCTTCCGCGACCTCCCACGCCTGTTCCATGGTCCAATCATGGCCATCGTCAACCTTTTGCCAATAATCGCTGTCCACGTTTTCTGCCTGTTCCATAGCTTCTTCTTTATTCTCAGCCCTAATAAACAATTGATAACCGACATCCACAGTCGCTGTCACTTTAAATATTTTACTCATTACCACTCCCTCACTTTCTGTTTTTCAATATCAAAATTTTCAAACGTCCCACGATAATGATCTTTAATAGGACGTAATTTAAATTTACTCAAAGCCTGTTCCGCGACCCGTGAATAATAGTTATACTTCTCTCTACCCTCTTCTACGGATAGCTCACCATCTTCCATAAGATTTTCATCGGCCAGATAGAAATCAAGTTCTGAGAATATTTTGTCAGCCTGATCCTGTGTCGTGGGATATGGTAGCCGGTGCCAGTTACAAAAATCTCTAAGCGCTTTCATTGTTGTCCTCCTTATTGCAGTAATACAAAACCTGACAACTTTCTACGCTGTCAAAGCTTGCTTCAATTTCTGCCAGTTCTTTAGCTTCTTCTTCATTATCAGCTTCTACTTTTACAAAAGCTGTGTTCCAACCTTGCACTTTTATTTTGTACAATTTATTACCGCCATCGACACTTTTAGTTTCTTGAACTTTACTCATCGCTGTCCTCCTTAATAACCATGGGATATAATTTTTTAATAGCTTTTTTTTCTTCTGGTGTGGTGAGTTCATCACTCCAATAACCATCATCTAAAACTTGATATATTCCACCAAACCAACTTTCATTGTTATAAACAAAATCAGTCTCATGGT